CCGCCAGAAGGGTTCTTGCCCTCCTTGCGAGTCCAAGCACCTGACATGGCAATCTCCAAAATATTGGGCGGGGTCTTATCCCCGCCCAGTATAATTAGTCGATGTCCTTGTCCTTATGCTCACGCGGCTCAGTGCCAGCGTGGGCGGACGAGAGCGGGCTCATGTCAGAACCAGCACGGCCACCACCCTTGCGGGGCTTGCGACCAGCATGGTGCATGGCATGCATACCATGAACCTTGCCGACATGCTTCTTGTGCCCCTTCTTGACATGGCCGCCACGCTTGCGCTTCTCGGCCTCGCCTTCGACGTTGGGGGCGTTGCTGTAACGGGTGGGCTTGGACTTCAAATCCTCTTCCCATTCGTCACGGCCCTTAGCAGGAGAGTCCATCTCGCCGCCATGAGCCTTGTGCTTACGATGATGAGCCGACTTGTGACCCACTTGATGACCCATATGACCCTTCATTGGTCTCTCCTATTAGGTGTACTGGCCGTTAGAGTAGCTGTTGAAAGACTGGATGTAACGAACAACCAGAGTGCCAGCACCCGATCCGGTATTGGTTGAAGTGATAACAAGCTGGACGTCAGTAGTGCCGACGTTCAGCCAGTTGCCGATCTGCGTAGAACCAGTTCCGGGGCTGGCAGTAACGCGGCCAGCCGCAGAACCATCAACAGCGGCAGCGGTAGTAAACGCCGTGGCCGATGCAGTGTCGCCAATACCCAGAGTCTTGGCAGTTCCGGTCCAAGCAGTTGTCACATACAAATCAATTGCGACAATCAAACTATTGGCCGGGATAACAATAGACATAGTGAACACACCAGCCGACGTTCCATTAGTCGCCTGAGTGATCGCCTGCGCCTGAACCATTTCGCAGAATCCGACATTCTGCTGACCGCTGCTACCACCAACGCCAGCAAGGTTGCCCGTGCCGTCACTGTTGAGAACATTGCCCGCCAGAACCGGACCCGTAAAGACTGTACTAGACATGTTGTCTCCTTTGGGGCTTCCCCTCCCGTTTTACGGGGAGGGGATAGTGCCGGTTACGAGGTGGGGGTCGAGCCGTAGATGGACCGCCAGTTGTAGTAGCCGAAGCTGTAACGCTCGTAGCCCTTGACCAGCAGGTTGTCCGTCACGAAGTCCACCTGCATGTCCGTCTCGAACTTGATACGTTCCATGTAGGACAGGCCGTCGATGTTCGTGAGCAGGAACCACGCATAGGCCGACGTCAAGAAGTCGTTGACCATGTAGGATTCCGGCAGACCGCCAGCAGTACTCAGGATGGCGTTCACATCGTTGTCCGCAGTACCCGGACGCAGCTCAGTCTTTGTCAGACGGATAGCAACCGGCTCAAGCTGCGGGGGAACAACCAGCTTACGACCACGGGCAAACACCTTCAGGCCAGCGTTGTCCTTGAAGTTCGTGCGGATCGCAATCATCGCGTTCAGCAGCGTAGCTTCGTTAAGGTCAACCTGAGTCGCCGGAGTGTTAGCAACCGTGCCACCATCAATCGGGTGGTTCACAAGCGTACCCGACGAATTGTAGCCCAACAGCGACACGCCGTCACCGCCAATAGCGGAGTTGTAGGTCGTGGAGGTGTTCAGGATGTTCGCGCCATAGATTTCCTTGGTCTGCTGGAAGGACTCGATCAGACCGAGGTTCGACGGGTGGAACTGCGTCTTGTACAGGTTATCGTCAACAGCCTTGCGAGTGATCGCATAGCCAAGGGCGATTTCCGTGTGTTCCTGATTGTAGACAAACCGCTCACCAGCGCCGTTATCGAACGCCGTCTGACCGCCTTCGGTCTTGAGCTGGGCCAGACCGAGGTACCGCATGTCAGCGGTGCGTTCGAGCGCCATGTTCGAGTTATGCTTGGTGAAGATTTTATCGTACTGAGATGGGATCATCTCGTACTTGCCTTCTACGCCGCGAAGTCCGGGGAGCAGAAGGTCTTTAATTGCTGAAAGATTAACAGCCATTGGTCATTACTCCTTAGCTGATGCCGGTCGGACCAGCACCATTGGTGCGGGTCAGAGCGTTGTTAAAGCCGACAACAACCCAGTTGTAAGCCGTGGTCGGATCAGCGCCATTGGAACCCGGCGGGAACGTGATCAAATCCGTCACGATGAACGGGAAGGTCGCGGTCGTCGCAAGAGAGTTCAAATACGCGCCAGACTGGCCGGTATTGGTGTTGCCAGTGCCGATGGCAAACTGAGCGTACTGACCAACCGGGCTCGAGGTCCAGTTTGTCAGGGTGCCAGAGATGTTGAAGGTCGTGCTGTTGCCCATGACCAAAAAACGAGAGTTCGGGTCATTCACAACATACGCAATCACATCGCCAGTCGCGTCCGAGCCGGGCCAGTAAGCGGACCAAACGGTGCGCTTCTGCGAGGTCGAGAGATACTGGCAACCAACAAAAATACCCGCAAGCGGGTAAGCGTTGGACGGGTTGGCCTGAGTGATATAGCCGTTAGCGGTGCTTTCCACCGGCATTACGGGGTCGCCCGTATAAATAGCGGTGCTGTTAGTCGAAGCAATTCGCAGCGTTACTTGAGCAAAAGTGGGGGCTCCACCAGCGCCGCCGTAGTACTGTCGAAAACCAAATGGCGTATTAGTGTTCGCCATGACGTACTCCTTTGAAGGAGCCCATCACATCGCACAACGGGGCGAGGATAAGGCAGGGATTGGGTTGTCTCTCCACAACGGGGGAGAGAAAGCGTTGTCGCTTGTCTACAAGAAGTACCCAACTTGAACTGGCGCGCAAGCGTACATAAAGTAACAAAAAACCCCCGCCAGTTTCCCAGCGGGGGCTGCTGCAAGGCGTAATTTGTTAGTCCTTCGGAATAGGCATCGGCTCGAAGGATTTGTTGATCTTCGCGCGAGCCTGTTCGTGGTCTCGCTCAAACTGACCCTGCGGGGCGCTGTTAAGCTGGCCCTCCTTGATCCTGACCTGATCTTTGGCGGCGCGGCGATCAAGATTGCGGAAGTGATCCGTAATCTCCTGCGGACGCTGCATCAGGATCATGCCCTTGCGCTCAATAGTGCCGCCCTTGTACCCGGCAGCCATCATGTCCTTGTGGCGATTGGCTGGAACAGGCTCCCAGCCAGTACGCTCAAGCTGACTGCGGTAGGCCGGGTCTTCCTGATTGAGGATGGTGTGCCGCTTCCATTCGTAGGTCCAGCCATCAGGGGCGCGGGGAGCGCGAAACTCGTCGATGCCGGGAGCCACATCATCAACATGGCCCATGATTTCCTTGGCGCGACGAGCAGCGGCAATGCGCGGGTCTTCTTCACGCATCTCAGCCCTCATAGCAGGACGATCATTAGTAACAGGTAGTTCTGGATCGCTCCGGCGGCGGCCTCGGCGTACAGGCTTGGGTGCTTCGTTTTCCATTTTTGTCTCCGTTAGTGGGTGATTCTGCCAGCCGCGATCAATTCGAGCTTGTTCTTGGCGTACTCTTCAGGGGTTTGGCCCATCATTTTAGCCATTTCTGCTTCTTCCTTGGTCAGGCGGGCCGTCTGGCGGCCAGTGCCAGTCCCGCTGCGGCTCACAGGAGTAGCCGGTGGCGCAGTGCGTCGTTGCACAGGAGCCGAAGCATCCGACATGGCGGATTCCTGCGCTTCCTGCCGCTTGGGCGAGATTTTCAGCGTGTCCTCGACAAACTGGAAATAGTCGTCGCTGTCAGCCGGGATGCCGTCCGCCACGGCGATGTTGTGGGCGGCAATCATCTTTTGCTGGAGCCGGGGATCGGTAACACACTGGGGATGCGCCCTAACCCAAGCCGCAGAGCGCGGGGAAAGCTGGGACGCAAACTGCTCCACCGGGTCCACAGGGGCCTGATATTGCTTCTGCGGGGGGTTCTTGATTTCCTTTTCCAGTGCCTCCTTGCCCAACTGCAACTGCTGCAATCGGGAAGACGTCTCAGACATCGCATATTGGATTTCAGCCGCCTGCTGGTGGTCCCCATTGGAAAGGGCAGCCGCCAGCGTAGCCTTCTGGATTTCCACTTCGCGCTTTTGGGCATCAATGGCACTGCTGATCGTGTACAGATTGGCCTGCTGGGTATTCATATCGGCCTTTTGGGCCTGACGATCACTTTCCTGCGCCCGGTATTCAGCCTCCACCCTTGCGCGATTTGCCGCCTCAAGCTGCTCCTTGAGGTGTTTCAACGCCAGATCAGCATCAGACGGGCCAGCCTCAACCGGCTCGCTCTCTGCGACTTCTACCTTGATCTCATCCTTGTGTTCTTCGGGGAGCTCTACAATCAACTCTTCCTCTTTATTGTTTGTTCCTGTTTTGTTCTCATCTTTTTTCATGGGTAACTCCTTACCAAATTGTGTCGGGGTGTACGACCTTGCCGCGCACGGATGTGTCATCCAGCATTCGGCACAAAACATTGTTAATTGTGACCGGCCAGCCATCAGATGGCCGGAATACAATCCAGTCACCGACTTCAACGTCTATGTCCTTAAACCATTCAGAGTCCTCACTAACGGCAAAGGCCGATGGACCCTTCGTAAGCACCAAGCCAATCTTAGACTGATACTGGTCTTCAGCGACGATGGAATCCGGTAGATAAATGCCGGTCTTGGTCTTCTGAGGACGGATGTATATCGCCACTAAAATCTGATTATTATAGATTTCCAAGTCATCAATCTTATCGCCAATTTGGCTCTTTAAGTTCTCCTTGGGATCAAGTTCATGCACCATTTCTCTCTGCGGCATCGCAATTCCTTTGTTGATTAACGGTTTCGCTGGTCTGCGGCCTCGTGGGCCTCTGCCATCATGTCATCTAGGTCTTTGAAGGCAGCAATCTTGCCCATGAGATAACGAAAATCCGATACCTCGGTATAGTTATTGCTAGCTAGGGAGTCCTTCAGGTCATCAATACGCAATGCCACAATCTTTTTAAGCTCTCGCTCAAAAACAGTATCCATCGTCAGCATGCATGCCCCACACAACATAATGGGCCGAGGTCATCCCCCGGCCCACTACATATAGTTACCAATTACCGATTTGGCAATCAGCGGTTTTTGGCAGGACGCAGACCGTAAATCTCGGCCTTCTCAATCCGGCCATAGCCGCCGCCAGCGCCAGCGTCCATGTCATGCGTGGACTTGTAGCTGCGGTGCCCAACCTTGCCGCCACGCTTGCGGCCCATCGGGGGCTGCTGCGGAGGAGGCATCGGCATCGGAGCGCCGCCGCCCGGAGGCATCGGCATGCCACCCATCGGCATACCGCCCATTGGCATGCCACCCATCGGGGGCGGGGGAACCGCCACGGGGCGGGCCGGAGCCGGACCACCCGGCGGGGGCATCATCTGTCCCTGCTGCATATCAGGGCGATGACCGCCAGCGCCGATCACGATGTTGATCTGGGTCTTGCCCTTGCCCTTACCCTTACCCTTGGACTTGGAACCAGTCATCGCATCCATTAGACCGCCGCCAGTAGCGCGGGCAATACGGCCACCAGTCGGGCGAGTGCCGCCGGTGTAGTTGCCAGCCTTGCCGCCGCGCTTGCGAC